GAGAGCGAGCGATAACGTGCGTCCAGTAAACCCATTTTTCATCCCATGTAAATGTACATTATGCGATTCTTTCTAGGATTGTTCGCGCTAGCGACGTTTATGAGCACCTCATTCATGGGTGCATTTACCGATGCTACTACGAATATGGGTCAGCGCACCAACACCGAACTCATGGCCGCGCTAGTCAGTGGCGGGAGACGTCAATACCAGGACATCATGTTGTACAATGACTTGCATGGAATGGTGGATTCGGGTGCGCCCGCACACCAACCGTTGTCGAGCGGGCTAGATGGATTGATGAACGTGTATGATCGTCTGTACAACTACGGATTTTCTTTGGCAGGATACCAGTTTATCGGTCTGGCTGTGTCGTCCATCAACGACGACATCTCACTGACCGACCAACTAGCGTTTTTCCTGTTGTCGTGCGGATTCGTATTGTCGTGTTTTAGTGCGCTGCTATCATTTTGCATGTATGAATATATATGCGGTATACGCCACGAGTCAAATGAGTTCATCGTGACGGGAATGAACACATATCGTATATGGTTGTTTTTACCACACCCATTACTACTCTTCAACACAGGTTTATTCATCGTCCCATTCAACATCCTCATTCACAATATGCTCTTACCATATTTTGCTATGGCAGTGAACCTGGTATCATGTGTTCTATGTGCGGGATTCTACATCCACCGACAAATGATCGTGAATAAGCAAGAGTATGTGTTCCTTGCTACCGCAACCACTAACATGGATAGTAATACAGAAACTGTTACACTGTGTCGGCATATTAACAAATGTACTGACGCTATTGATGATGGTGACGCTATTGATGATGGTGACGGTACCGCACCTTCGGAGGAGACTCCATTAGAATATGATTCGTCCCAGATTCAAATACAACCGTGTTGTCGGAATTTGCGAAATTGTCGTTCGTAGCTTCAAAATAATATCCTATGTTACAGTACAACAACCCCTACAATGTCTCTTCCAGCACCCGATAACGCTGACGCAGATCATCCATGGTACCAGCCTCTAGGGCTTCGTGTGTGGAATATATGGGCGACGCAAAATGGAGATACACTCGCCGAGTTCAATGGTAAGTGTTTGAACAACCATATCAAACTGTACAAGTTCAACCGACTTCTGGCGGCTAAGGGGTTCGCACTGAACAACGACCAACTCGTTAATATTAAGAAAAAACTGTCCATCGACTTTGTGGTTGCGGACCGGTCCCCTCATGACCTGAAGAAGATGTGCGAGTATTGCGGTACAGAGACGGATATCATGAAAGTGTGTGCCTACTCTCGCACACAGCTGCTGGCGTTCGGTGAGAGTATGGGACTCGAGTTCTGTGATCTGGAGGACGTATTGGTCAAGCATGGGGGTGGCATGTACACGCGGTCTGGGTAAATGATACTGTAGTTGTATGATTACAATAGCTTCATATCTAAAGATACTATCTATGTTATCATGTATAGTATCATTTCTATAAACATGTCAAAAGCTGATTGTTCCAAACTGATGGTTACCACATCGTTGATGAACACTGGACATGGTTCAGAGAAGTAGTCTAAAATTATATTGATCGTCTCGTACGTCTATTCCCACCCGTCTTTATTATTTTATTACCATCTATATCCACAATACCCCTACTATAGTCGCGCAAAAAGTTACGCTTATCTTCTTCTGCTTTCCTGTTTTGATAACCAGTTAATGCCATCTGATTGTTACGCCTGCTCATTGGTATATTGGACTGTTTTTTGCCGATATTCCTATCTGTATGATCAACACCTGGTTTTGTGGTGGTGGGATTAAATGTTACTTGTTTCGGTGCGGGTATTGGCTTGGCATGTGCTGTAATATCACATTTTGTATCAGACAAGTGGGTTTTACTACATGTATTCCCCCCACCCTTCATATTCGATGACCTACTACGACTTCTTCTTCTTCTTCTTCTCGTCATCGTTCTTCTTCTCTTCACTCGTCGTCTTCTTGTGCTGATAGTCTTCTTTGTAACAGTCATATATACCATTCATATTTTATTCTGGGAATCAACCAATTCGTACAGCATCGCGTATTTTTTTCGCGACGCTATACAAGAAAGAACATGATGAACCGACTATTTTTGTTGGCGATTGGTGGTATGATGACCCTATGTTCTAGTATGACAATGACAGACACATACGACGCTAGCACGGCACAGATGGCCGTATCCCTTTCCCAGTCCACGTATTGTTTGTCGGAGTCTGTGATTCCTGATGCATGGGATTGTGCGTCCTGTACGCCGCTCGTGACTTACGAAACATCGGTGGTGATGTACGGGGAACTGGCGGCGTTCGGATACATCGGTGACCGAGACTCACTGTTTGTAGCTTATCGCGGTACATCGAACATCCAGAACTGGATCGACAATGTGCAGGTGCGACAGATGTATCCCTACTCCGACTCGGAGGTTGGTGTGGAGCACGGGATGTACTCGCTGTACGCATCAATGCGCTCCGAGGTGCGCTCCGTTCTGGACGACATGGCGCTCAAGCACGGCACGTCGCGGCTACTGATAACGGGTCACTCTTTGGGAGGCGCGCTCGCCACATTGACCGCATTCGATCTACTGAACACCGAATCTCCGTATGTGGTCTCCGACCTGATCACCTTTGGCTCACCGCGTGTGGGCAACATGCGGTTCGCTGAGTACTTTGATATGTACGATTTGCGTATCGCACGCGTGACGCACAACTATGATATGGTTCCACACGTACCCGAGACGTTCATGGGGTACGCACACGTGCGCGGCGAAGTATGGTACAACGAGGACGCGACGGAGTACACTGTGTGTTCCGACTTGGGTGGTGAAGACCCAAACTGTTCAAACTCTTGTGCGCCGATGAGCTGCACGAGCGTGTCAGACCACCTGATGTACCTGAACGTATCCATGGGGAGCGACGGTGCGTGCTAAGATTTTTGGATTTTGTTGGGTGTAAATTGAAACCATATTGAGCCAGTACTTCTAATCATATATAACACTCTTAGTACATTACTATGACCCACCAACAAATGATTGTGAATGAGAACTGTATCACAGGCATGCGCGCGATGGCGGACGAGAGCGCAGACATCGTAATCTGCGACCCGCCCTACAACATCGGCAAGGACTTTGGGAACGATAGCGACAAACAGAAGATGGACGACTACTTACTGTGGTGCGACGAGTGGGTTACCGAATGCATTCGTATCCTGAAACCGCGTGGCACGCTCTACATCTACGGGTTCAGCGAGATCCTAGCGTTTATCCGCGTGCGCATCACTATCAACGTGCGGTGGATCGTGTGGCACTACACGAACAAGGTGACTCCGTCTCTGAACAACTGGCAACGGACGCACGAGAGTATCTTGTGCTGCTCAAAGGACAAGCGACCCGTGTTCAACCGCGACGATGTACGAGAACCATACACAGATACTTACCTGAAGAACGCAGCGGGGAAAGTACGCAAGGCAACGAAAGGGAGATTCAGTAACGGTGCGAAGGAAACGACCTATACTGCGCACGCGAACGGCGCGTTACCACGAGACGTTATTAAGGTGCCCGCGCTCGCAGGCGGCGCGGGACGTAAGGAGCGCGTGAATCACCCCACACAAAAACCGCTGGAGTTGTGTGAGAAGTTGATCAAGGCGAGCCGAAACGGTGCGGACGAGAAAACGATGGTGGTGGTTCCCTTTGCGGGGAGCGGCAGCGAATGCGTCGCCGCGAAACGGTTGGGGACGGATTTCGTGGGGTTTGAGATTAACGAGGAGTACGTCGCCTTGTGCAACGAACGGTTAGAGGAGGTAGATATGGATGCGTGCGCTATAGATGCACCAGATGCACCAGCACCAGCACCAGCACCAGAACCAGCACCAGAACCAGAACCAGAACCAGATTCAGACCAAAAAGAGGGGGGTGGGGAGAAACAGGGAGAGGGATGGGATGGAGGATTGTGTATGCATTTGCAGCTGTGAAGAGAATAGGGTCATATTTACATATTGTTTTTTTTATTTTGTTTTTGTTTTTATTGTTTTTGTTTCTGTACAAGCGCATAGATATCAGCATACGACATCTTTTTTGCGGAGTTATCAACCACTACGTCGGCGACGACGTATTGTTTGACGTCATCGAACTTGAACGCAAACCATAGTTGCGACGACATCGCGAACGAGATGGACATATTATCTGTTTCCCATCCCACCTGGACTCCTGCATTATTTCCTCTCTTTCCCATCTTGGGGCGGAACTCGGACGCGTTGGTTCGGAACACGGGGGAGCTCTTGGGGATCAAGCACCAGTGGTAGTGGATCTGGTTGTTGGGCAGCTCTTGGCGAGCGAGAATGGAATAGTGTTGGTAGGAACTGTCTCTGTTTGCGATGTTCGCGACAATCTCGTCGGGGGTCCCGACGTTCTTGTCGGAGCAGACAGTGGTGAGACGATAGGAGGAGACAGACATCTTACCGTTGTTCTCAAGCTTGGCGCTCTTCATGGAGATGCCTATGTCGTCGAACTTCATGTCCACGCCTGACTTGTGGTTTCCATTGGCCTCGTCAGTGACCTCGCAGCCAAATGAGGCCACTGTTTTGTTGATCTCCTCCCACCCCGCTTCCTTGACGGCGGTGGAGTTGATCATATGGTATCCTGTGATTTCACGAGCGAACTGCTCGGAGATGCTTGGGATAGCCAGCTTCGTGAAGAGTGATGGCTCAGTAACTACAGTACTGATGTCCATATCAGCAACTAAATCAGCGAGCACATCAATGTCTTCTTGTTCAGGCATGTCGTCGCTCCCCACTGAGCCACTCACAGGCTCGGAACTTGACGGGATAATAGGCGGTAACACAGGACCGGATTCGTTTGTATTCTCTATAATAATGGTATTCATGTTGTATATGTCATAAGGTAGATAGACTTAAACCCTTTCAATTCTTTTTAGTAACATTGGTGTGGGTTCTTGTATGAGTTTGTGATAAGTAATATCTAGCGATATAGTATAGTACCTAACCTCTTAGAATATGGGATTCTTTGGAGACGACCACAGTGCGGGAATAACAAACAGCAAATGTGTAGGACGTATGTACAGAATGACTCATCCATTTGCATGTCCTATGGAGCGTCGTCTGGTGGACAAAAGGGCATACAATGAGTATCATAATACGGGTCCTATTAGAAGGGGAGGGATGGGGACTAAATCAAGACGTAGACGCGCCAGTGCCACTACCACCAGCAAAAGGCGGCGCAAGAACAAGAAAAACAGGAAGAACACACACAAAAAAGGACGTAGGTCCCGTTTTTCAAACAAATAGATGTTAGATGAGATACATACTTTACACCATCGCAAACTGTTCAAAATCCAACACTTCCTCCACCTTCAATTCATCCACCTTCACTTCCTCTACCTCGTACTCCACTTCGGGTATATCGGTATAGAACTTGCGCACGCGCGCATTGGTTTTGATTTTACATGGATCAAATTGGGACAGGTACAATCCATCCAAGTCCCTCACGCGCGAGAGCGCAACATAAGTCTGACCGCATGCGAATATACCGCCACCGACATCAATCTCCGCCATGGTGAGTGTCGCACCCTGTATCTTGTGAATGGTCATTGCCCACGCAAGCATTAGTGGATACTGTCCCACCGCCAACGTGGGACACGCCTCGGACTGGTAGAACTTAAGAGGGATTGACAATGTGATACCGTTGGAGAAGCGCACCATGGGTTTAAGAAGGCCCTTGGTATCAGTCCCATTATCAGAACCCGCAAAATCAACGATGACGCCAAGGGATCCATTACAAATACCAGTTTCCACAGAGAGGTTTGATGTACACATCACATTGGCACCGACCTTAAGGAGAAGCGGTTCCATTCCACATGGAGAGTTCTTCATCAGTCGCTCCATTTCTGCCGCCATTTTCTGTGGAGTAAGTTGCTTCTTGCAGCGAGCGATTTCAGATTGTGGAATGGGTTTCCCCATCATGTTCAATAGAGTGGTACAAGTGGTCTTTTGAACGACTTCAAACTTATGGATGGTGCCTTTCAATGCCTTAAACATCTTGTCATTGACCGCATCCACCTTGTTTCGTGTGGGAAACAGCTTTGCTGGAACCACTCCCTGGTGCGCCACCGAATCAAATGGACGGTTCATGCATTTTTTCAGCTCGTTAATATCGGCTTCATCTACCATATCCATGCGCACGTGTCCCAATATGCGCCGAAATGTCGGGTCGCTCTGACGGAACATGGTGTTCAGAACGATGTGATTGTCAATAGGAAATGTGTTCAACCATCTAACAGACTCAAAGCAGAACTGTCCTTCTGAGGTGTCGTCGCGTTTTGCAACGGGTGGCAACTGGAAGAAGTCGCCCACGAACACCACCTGCAATCCACCGAACGGTTTGTTGGACCCACGCACACGACGCCCCACTGTATCCAATATGTCAAATATATGTGCGGACATCATACTTACTTCATCCACAATGAGGATATCTGTGGAACGCCATGCAGTACGCGCGATATGGTTGGAGAACACACCCTCTACGATATCATTCACTTCACCTTGTCCCAACCTGATACCGCTCCAAGAATGGATAGTACGCGCGTTACATTCCAGAAGGATCGCAGCACAACCAGTGAGCGCACACACCTGCACCTTCTTACCCTGGCTGGTGGCGGAGCGCACTAAATGGCGGATGAGCAACGTCTTTCCCGTACCACCTTCGCCAGTAATAAACAGGTTGTCGTCGTCATCAAATTGTTGGAGCGCGCACTGCTGTTCCACAGAGAGGACCTGTGCGTTCATTGCTGCGCGCATGGACTGTGCATCCGCCTTTTCCTTCTGCTTCTTCTCCTCTTTCTCTTTTTCCTTCTTCTCCTTGTTATTCTTTTGCTTGGTGAGTTGGGTAAGGCGCTTCTCTACCGCATCATCGATCTGTTCCGAAGTGAGTCTGGTACTTCGCTCCACCTCAGCACGGTCGGTGCTACGTTCGACCATGTCAGCGGCGATCTCACGCATGCGCGCCTCGATGGCGCCACATGTGCGTCCATGTGCGCTCGCGATATCGGACACGGAAATGTGTTCGGGATCGCGCAGCTCGGTGAGAAGCTGTACAATTTCATCTTCAGTCCATCGTTTTCCCTTGGCCTCGGGTGGTACGGGTGGTACTGGTAACGGGGTTTTGATGAGCCATTGCATCATATCTCGTTCAGAGTCTTCAGGTGTACTAGTTTTGGAGTTGGACATATATATGTATGTGTGATCTATATATATGTTTTACTTGGGTATCTTGTAGTGTTGTTGGTGGTCATTGATTACACGAACCATTCAATTTTACGCAAAAAAATACAAGTTATTATACATCGTCGTCCTCATCATCGTCCCAGTTGTCTCCCAACTGTTCGTGTCCTGACTGGATAGACTGCCGACGCTTCGCAGACATTGAGGACGGTTGTGCCGTCATTTTCGCGTCGTGTTTCGCGAACATGCCTTCGATCTTTGATTCAAGCTCCAGTTCATGTATCGCCCATCCAGCAAGTGCTTTGCGGTTGTCATAGGTGAGTCTTTTGTTTTCAATGTTGTAGAGATTTCGCGACCGAGTGTCCATAATTACTTCGAACTCGGTGGTCAATAACTTCTTTGTCTCGATGAGATCAACGTAGTCGGCGTCCATACCATTCTTTACCTTGCTCCAGTCGGTCAGCTTTTGTTCGGCGTTTGCGAAGAGCCATAGGTTCTTGTCGTTCCAAGGTCCCAATACATCGGATCGATGTTCTATCTTGTTATGTAGGACAGAGTACTTCTCACGTAGTATCTGAATAGATTCACGCATCTCATCGTACTTGTAATACTTGGAGATAGAGAGAACCAAAGTCACATAGGTGGATATGGATATGGACATGACCGATATAATATCGTCCATAATTCCAAACTGTGCCTTAGTAGCGTTAAAGAATCCTGATATGGTAGAGAGAAAAATAACCGATGTCTGGATACTGTTTATATTGTTGGTGAGATCCGCAAACTTCAAGTCAAGAAGACGTTTGGATTCCGCACACTCCTTCAAAATGATCATGTTCCCTTTTTTGAGGTTTATCAATTCGCTATGGAATATAACGTACTGCATTTGAGAGAACCAGTCAGTTTCTTTATTAACTGGATCTGGGATATCTTTTTGTGTGACGAGCGTGATAGGGGGTGGCACAGTAGGGGGTATAATATCCATCGATATCCCCTCTTCTTCTTTGTCATCTTCATCATGAGATTGAGATGTTCCTGACCAGGAGTTCGTACGAATATCTACAAGAGCATCATTAGTAGGTATAACAGCAACATCAACATCATCAGCAACAGCAACAGCAACATCAACAGTATCAGTACTGGGTTCGTTAGTACTAGTAGTGGTAGCTGTGGCGTTAGACTCATCCACGACCGCATTTACCACAGTCTCTATAACAGCGTCAACAATATCTAGGTTCTCTGTATTATCTGGTAGTACAACAGGCTCCGACATGTTTGCTAAAGTATACTATACCTATACATGATTTTAGATAGTATTTACCGCTCATGTATATCATATTTACACCTTTGGACATTTAAGTTCGCACGCCAAAGGCGTGCTATTTATATCATTCAAAGGAAACGTTGCCGATAAATGAATTACACCCTTGAAATCGGTACTATTGCAGACAAGCATGGCGACAATCAATAGGCGTGCGAAACATTAGAAGAGTGTATTGAACGCGAGTGGATGGAAGAGTTGTGTGTAGATATTACTTGTTACATATAGATTCTCTTTTGTTGCCTAAAATTAGTTTCTGGTCGTCTAAAGGTCGATCACATACATTCTTTACTACGGATTCTTTACTAAATGTCTTCAACGATGTTTTATCAAAACCAAACCGCTTCTTCATTGCTATAACAAATGACATATCATTATGGTATAATACTAATCTGTCCTCTAACAACTTCTCATATTTCTGCCCTCTGATGCGATCAAACCCTACTAAGCCAGAAAGTATCCCCCTTCCCCCTTCCCTTCCTCTCCGTCTCTTTTTTTTAGTAGAATCCGCTTTTTTTATCTTCCGTCTTCGTCTGGACACATTCCTTGTCATTATACATTTGAAGAAGATTTAATTTTTCATGGTAAGAATACATGAACATCCCTTCCAAAAATATAGTAGATTATCTTGAAATATCAATGACATCGTCTTTGTTCTCGCCCACGGGATGCTCGTCTATCCGAGACAATATAAAGTATAAGATGTTTATACATGTTTTCAGTTCGAGGTAGCCTACACTGAGAGGGGCGTCAGGATCCATCGGTACGACCATGCTCTCAGGAAGATCCTCGTCCTCTTTGAGATTCATGCGCGTTAATATATTGAAGTAGAGAGGAAGTATCACCTTGATACATCTTACAACGACCTCGCGATGAATGCACAACTCGTGTGTCTCTTCTGAAAAGGAAGACGCGATCGCATTAGCGACGGCGGAAATACTACTATCCACAGAGAGGTTTGACAACATAGATTCTGCCGTCACCAATATAGCGGACGCGGCTGAATCAGCAATGATAACCGTGTCTGGAAACGTGTTTTCAGCTGAGATAGCATTGATCACTGCATCATATGAATCTATTGCCAATACTGCTGCACGGACCTGAGTAGGTGTGAGAGGAGCTATAAGGATTATATCTGCAGGGTCAGTGGGTCCAGAACCCGCAACTGTCTTGGCCCTGTTTTTGCGTGCTACCTCTGCTTCAAGCATTGCTTTTATTTTAAGCAATGCTCTTAATTCAAACATTTCTTTAGCTTCGGTGTTGTCTGGTCTGACATCAAACATTGTATTAGTTCGCGAACCTTGTGATTGTCGCAATGCTCTTAATTCAAACATTTCGTTAGCTTCAGTGTTGTCTGGTCTGACATCATCAAACATTGTATTAGTTCGCGAAACTTGTGCTTGTTGCAATTGTTGCAAATGTTCTATTTCTCGTTCTTGTTGTTCTTGTCGTGCTTGCCGTGATTGTTTGGCCTTTTCTAATTTTTCTTCTATTTCTGCTTTTTCTTTGGCCGTTGGTCCGAGCGACTGATATGTAAATGTACATACCTTCTTGTGAATACAGAGGCTTTGTCGGTGTTTGTATATCTTCCCACACCCGCAACGATGGACGGTTCGGATAAGACTATCGGGGGGCAATGGCTGAATAACATAATCAGGAGAAGCCATCAACTCTGCATGTTTATCATATGCATCATTGACTTCAGAAATATATTTATGTTTTGCCGTCAATAAATGCTTCTCGTACACGGCTTTCTTGGTAGTTGAAAACTTGCACATTACACATTCAAGCATCTTAGGCACCTTACTAACCCGTCCCGTACGGGTCAGCTTTACGGTGCTTTCGGTGCTTTCATTTCCATCTCCCTCATTATCCGATACAGGTTCGTTCGCCGATGCATTTTGTTCCAGGTTGTCAGCATTTGAGGACATTTTACATTGGCTAAAGAGAATAAAATGTTCCATTTAAACGCCCGTGATGGATTTCCTAAATGATCCGTTCTCTCTACATATGATATTATTGACCCGATATCACTTACATATATTGTATCATGTACACTTAGTAGTGCTGTCATTACCACTTTGGTAATAGTATCTTTGTATGAGGATGAGTAGCAGTTCCTGTCAACGATATGTATGCAAACGACATACCTTATTTCAATACGAGGTTTCAATGAAAAATAGTAGATATTATTGTACTCAATGTTTTACGAAAAATGTGAGCGAGTACACGAATGCACTAAAAACTGTTGATCCGTTCGGATATTCAGTATTGGTCCCACCAATATGCGACACATGTGCGACACGCTCACGTAGATGCAAGTGGTGTTGCACATAATCCATGAAATAAAAATGGGAATCCCATTTTTATTTTATTATTATATCATTTTTATTGGCGTACATCTACAATATTACAAAACTAAATCGTTTACATCATTCGTATCAGTAGCACTGGCACTGGCAGTAGCAGACGAAGACGATACGAATAGACGATTCATGTTGCGCACCTCAACGTTGTTCTCTGACGGCATGAGCAGAAGCATAGCTTGCGCATCGTCGCGCAGACGCACGGAATACGTCTGTTGAATATTATTACGCCCGACGCGTCCGATGGACTGAATCGCCTTCTGTTGTGTGAGCTTCACATCTTTGCCCAGGTATCCATGACAGAACTGGTAGTTGGTACCATAGATGTAGTCGCTGGACGCAATGATAAGATACAGACGCTGCTCGTCGGCCATGCGCTTCATGATCTCGGTGTAAGACTGACTGTTGTGGTTGGCAAACACACCGATACCCATCAGCAACAAGATCTTCCAAGTGTCATTCACTCCTTCAATGGCCATTATCTGGCAGATTACTTCACTACTGATATCGCTAGTGAATCCGAAATCGGTATCGGGTGTCTGTGCCCAGCGCTCCAAGTGAGGCACCTTGTTGGGCACGAAGATTTCGTTCAGCTCAATGTTCTTGATCATGTTGTAGAGAACGGTGCGATCCTGATTGAGCTTGCCGAGCGTGGTGCGACTGTCGTCAGTATCACGCGAAGACGCGGACTTCGTTTCCTTCTTTGAACTCTTGGATCCCTTTGATCCCTTTGACCCCTTTTGTCCCGCCTTGTCGGCACTCGCACCCATAGCAGTATCAAGCTTCTCAGAAAGCGTCTCCAGTTTTTGCTCAACCTCGGAGATGCGCTCGCTCAGAGTATTGTTGAACTCAATGCGTTCGATGATAACCGACAAGGTGGACGCGGGGATATACGACTGCTTCAGATAGAACTTAGCGATCTTCTCTATGTCGTCGGTCAGGAACAGAGTGGGTCCGTCAGTAAGCGTGTATGCGTCCTTGGTGGTGATATAGACACCTGGGTTTGCTTTCTGACTCTGTTCTTGTTCTTGGTGATCTTGTTTCGCACCGTTCATGGGAGCAGACGATGTGGGAGTAATACTCTCCATGCGCTGCAGTGGGGCACCACCAGCACTCTTTTTCGTAAACACTGACGACCCAGGTCCAATACTATGTGACTTGGTTATCCGCGCTCCAGTGATACCATCCACACTCACATTGGCCATTAACTTGGGTTTACGCGTATTGCGCACACCCAAACACATCGCACCCCAGCAACCATCTTTGATAAGGAGAACCGTATTGATATAGTGCAGCTTCACATTCGTCATTGTAACGTCGGACAATTCGGCGAACCGACGTCTAACCGTATAACGTTCGGCGATATATGCATTTTTCTCCGCGAACGCGATGAACCGCACACACTCTTCCAAATCAAGGTATCGTAATAATGTAGGATTCTCTTTGCAATGCGTCGCTGATTTGCATACCATCTCGTAATCATTGTCTGCCATATAGTGGGGCATCACGCTGTATCCCGCCTTGTCAATGAGCGGAATCGTTTTCTTGCAGTCGTGGCTGCTGATGGTGGTCGTATTTACTCTATTTAACGCATCAATCATATTAGCACCGAACCGCGTCTCAAAATCATTAACTGTGTCTGCGATCTCTATTACGTTCGGTAAAGTGGCGGACGACATAACCACATTGGGAATGATATTGTCACACCATAACTTGCGAATGTGCTCGTGTAATGGATGGTCCTCCATGTCCAACCCGATAGTGGGCTCGTCCCAAAATGTAAGGAGGTTGTCAATGGGATTGAATGCACGCATGTAGTACATCGCACACAGGTAAGACTTTACGTCACAGATCATAATCTGCACCTTCTCACCCGCGCTGTTATCCACCTTCCAGATCTTTCCTGACCGTGGGTGAATGGAATACACACTCGCTGCGGCGTAGTGCAGTCTGATATCGTCGGCACTGTCACAACCGAAGGCGAACGCCACCTTACGACCCACACTGATCGCACTCTTAGCGAGCGCGAGGCCCACGTGGCGCGCAGCGCACACGAAGAGCACGGCGTATCCCTGGGACAAAGCGAGCGGGGTCAAGGTCTTTCCCGTTCCTGTGGGCGCAGAGTAGAGCACGAGGTTGGCTTTTGATGGATTATCAATCGCATTCACGGCGGCGTGTGCTACCTTCAGCTCATCCTGTGCAGCAAAGAATACAGCGTCGTCGTCGCCTTCCTCGGCCGATGCAAACTCCGCCTTGGCGCTCTTGAGCGCAATGTAGACGAGCTTGTGCGCATTTACGCGGTCGGCACCGCCTGGGTTCTGTAAGAGATGGAATATATCGCGCTGATGACTATACAGAGCTGTATCCTCGTTGTGCATGAGCATCTGGTTCTTCTCTATCACGTTGTGTGCGTCTAAAACGAGCGCATCAACTGGTACCGCATCCTCGTGCTGTGCGAGGATTGCTTCAACACATGTCAACACATGACGATTTAAACGAGACACAAGGTTTCGGCTAAGGGAGTAGAGAGTGAAGTAGTCTATGTGAAAGGGACGGTTCGCGGCGTGCAGCTTGTGAATACTCTTCACAAGATCAAGGAGCTTGGTCTCGTACACGTTGAGCATGGCGATGTTCTCAGGTTTATTGAGATTGATTTTCATGAGGTCGCTTTTTCGCATCTTCGCAACGCGCACAGTGGGGACCATGGACGGGTCAATAGCACGCACCGTCTTGTCAAAATACTCCTTGAATAGATGATCGTCTAGACTCTCTATGTCTGTTGGCATCTGGAGATAGGACGCGAGAGAGATGTTACGATTCGTCTTGATGTTCAGGTCGGAGTAGCCAGCCATGATCATCTTGACCACGCGCATCTCCTCTTCGCGAATCGGAATCTCAATGGAGTCCCACTCGGTTTTGTTCAATCTGATCTGGTTAAGGTCCATGATGTTTTAGTGTTAGGCTTTGTCTTAGACGGTGCTTAGTTCGTATATACATACCATGATATATGCTTATATCATTCAATTTATGGTAGCGCTCGAAGAATTGATTGAGGAATATGGACCATCTTATAATGTATTAAACACTTCCCCATACTATATAGTATAGATCCGTTACTCTATTCCATACGATGGCAACGACAATGACGAACGCCATACAATCCCTTACCCAGCTACTGACCCCAGACCAACACGCACTGCTACTGAATACATATCAGCAGAAAAGGGCACCCATCATATCCATTGAAGGGAATATCGGATCGGGCAAGTCCACACTGATGGCCGAACTGAAGCTGATGTACGCAGATACTCCCGATGTTATCTTCCTACAAGAACCCGTAGATGAATGGAACACTATATGTGACGAGGAGGGACGCACCATGTTAGAGAAGTTCTATGCCAACCAGACGAAGTACTCATTCTCCTTCCAGATGATGGCTTACATCTCCCGTCTGTCAGTCATTCGCACAGCAATCCGTAATAACCCTGGTTGTATTTTCATCTCAGAACGGTGTCTACACACAGACAAACACGTATTTGCCAAGATGCTCTACGACGACAACAAGATTGAGAGTGTGGATTACCAAATATACAACAGGTGGTTCAACACATTCATTGACGATTTCGTCGTGACAAACATCGTCTATATAAAAACCGATGCCCCCATATGCAGCGCACGCATCGGAATGCGGGCGCGCGAAGGCGAAGGCTCAATACCAATAGAGTATCTAGAGGCCTGTGGCGAGTATCACAACACCATGATGAAACATATGGAATGTGATATTCTCGTGCTGAATGGAAACATGAATATCAATACGTCGCCCAATGAAATTCATGGGTGGACATACTTAATAGATACCCTCGTTACAACCGTGCGCAAATCTCTATCGGTCGCTGGGTCCCGCGCATCTACACCCGAACACATACAAGGTAGTAGTCCGAAAACGAAAAAAGATTGATAAACTGACAACCCAAAAAAAAAGATACACACTGACACAGTAATTATGTCGGTGTGTACAAAATAATGTTACACGAAAACAACAAGTATGGATAACTAACGCCTTGTTTTTTTTGATCGTCTAGCCTTGTTGTTACCACGACGCTTAGTACCACGACGCTTAATACCACGACGCTTAATACCACGACGCACACGCTTGGTACCAGTTAATAATTTGGATAATCCTAATGAACCACCATATGAGTCTAAGGAACCTGACGAACCTGACTGATCAGTCGCACCTGATGAATTAGACGAACTCTGTGACGACCCAAATAACCCACTTCCAAACGGATTTCCAGACCTATCCACTAGGTGGGAGTTGCTAGGGTTTTCTTCCCAGGTTTTGAATAATTCCACATCCTCATGGTTCCCGGGATCAAGTTGGACAAGGTAAAATAGTGGCATATCATTCCTAATTGGGTCATATACCAACTGCTTATGAATGTTGTAAATGTTCACTTCTATGGGCTTCATTTTATATGCAGAACGAATTCTATTCTCACGCATATTGTATGCAGCGTAAGCGGCATTCACTTCCTGTTCGTTTGTATAAAGGGGTGCACCCGTTATACCATACACATCATTCCCATCCGGATCTCTTTTTATAATAAGTGTGGGTGGAGTGCGTGGTCTGGATGTAGTAGGACTCTGTGATACTGGTGTACTAGGGGCAGTGGGCAGTTCCTCACCCATGGTACCTTGTCTTCTAAGAGGATAACTATTATTATTCATAGCCATATCCGAACGCGACTAATGTCTATCTATACATAGTACACATATAATGTCTACCATGTGATCATGGAACCATTACCATAAGTCGATGCTCCCATCGCAAGCGTCTTGGGGGGACGATACTTGTACATGTCCTTGCACTTACTCGTGGTAGGGAACGAATCGGCTCCGTAAATCTCCTGCAAAAGCAACCACTCAAACATGCCTCCCAAATACACATACACATTACTAAACCCGATCTTTGTCAATTGTTCATATTTCTTGACCAGACTGGGGTCATTGGCGTTGCGACCGTACACGATGATGTAGTGAGCCTTGTTCGTGGAAACGAGCTGATTCATTATGCTCTCCTCCGCATGCGCGCTCACCGTATCCGCGATGAGACAATCTTGGTCAGTGGGTGAAAGCGTGTTAAGTAGCATGTATGCGTGCTTGTTCTTCAACACGGTGTCCATGATGTCTTCAAATCCTACTTTTGGTACGGAGTGGAGAGCACCCATACTTACTTATATAGGATTGTTATGTATTGGTATTGCTGTATATACCATGTAATATTTATACCAATACACGGTTCAAATTAGTTAGTATGTGGATAAAGATAGTTACGAAAAACTCACCACAATCTCCACATCCTCGGTCTTGATGCTCTTTGTCGCGGAAACGGACAGCTCTTCACGCTTCTTCCGCGTCTTGGTACCGTCGGCCACATGCGGCTCCTTCTTGTCGCGCTTCTTAGACGTACTGTTTCGGTTGTTCATATCGGTCTCTATCTCTTCATAATTCGCTTCAATATGTGCAACTACGTTGTTGTCGATTATCCACTTGAAAAAGTTGAGCTGACCGATTGTGGTCTGAATGGACGAAGTGGCGGTATAGGGAATGTTAATGCGATCCCACCGACAGAAGGGATCGAATCGCTTCTTGGAATACGCCTTCAACTTAAGCTTGTAATCCGTATAGACTTTGAATCGTCTATCTTGTTGTGGTACAAGAGAAGTCGCGTCGGCAGGAATATTGTATACAGTATAGAACTTCTTTGCATAATTCGTCACAAACCAATCTACAATTCGGAGCGATACACGAGTCTCTCCAGCAACCACCTTTAACATCGTACGTAGGTTGTCCTTCTTGTTGTAAAAGGCTATCAAGTTGTTCATAAGCAAGTCGTTTTGGGTAGAATATACGCTCATGTCTAGTAGGTAATATAATATATATCTGAAACTTCTTTATACCATTGAAGATTTAGAGATTTGTAAAAAAATATTCACCTATTGTATAAGTATATAGGTGACCCATATGAACCTAAAAAATCCTGCCCAAATATGTACCCCAGCGCAACTGTATTTAGGGTTGTCGCTCATATCCACCATCGGATTCTCAGCGAAATCTGTACACGTCCTTGCCACGCTATGGCACCTATTCATGAGCCTGGTATGGACGTACTTCCTTAGTTTCCTATGCGACAAAGGTCATCCTGGGGTCGCATGGTTTCTTATCCTGTTCCCATTCATCATCCTTATGGGCATCGTATTCGCATTCCTATACGTGGTTAAGAATGCAAAGAAATCTACTACAGGTACTACTGCAGCAGCAAAAACACAGACACAGACACAGACGAAACCTAATGCCCCCGAACCGTTTCAAATGTAATCGGGCGAGTATCTATATGACATCTGGTATGTCATATACAATCATAGTTCTTCGTACAAAATCATAGTATATAGTATAGTATAGTATAGTACACTATGATACATGACATTAATTCTATTTCTATAACACCCAACGATTTGTTCCAATCGGTTCATCTGGAAATACAGGAAATTGGATCGGATATTGATGAGAGCCGTGCCCAGGACACCATCAGTGACGGGTATAAAGGACCCATAGAAGAAGGAGACAATGAAGAAGAGCTCCGATCCATGGCGAACGCCATAGCACAGTCTCTTGTCAGAAATATGCCCACATGGAAGAAACAATATATTCAATCAACACATACCCCCCAACGACAACCGACGATGTGCATGGGATTTTCCGAGTCACATGTACAAAGAACAGTCCGTGGACCCACATGGAGTCGCATCGCACTCGCACAAAAACAATCCGCTAATAACCTCATCTCCTCACGGTTCCATAACGTCTGGGCCAAGAAACAATAAATATATATATATATATATCTACTATCTAGTTGTAGGTTGTTCCACTAACGCATGCTCTGAGATACATATATCTCTGCACATGGGATAACACACCCCACAATCTCCGAATAGCAGTGGAGATCGAATACCTTGCACAATCGTTTGAAACCCTGTGGACCAGGATCGTGTAATATTGTTCGCGCGCAGCACGCGTCGGTGACGCGTTCATGTTGACAGCGAATCGCACTAGCTCGTGCACAAGCGGATACGATGCGGTTGCTGGCGACTCGAAACATGTATTTAGCGTCTCCATTGTTTCACAGTAATTGGCGATGTCGTTTTGTAACTCTCGTGACATGACAGTTCGACTGTAATTATTATATCCATGAACAGGTATGTCCCCTACTGAACATATATTACCAGTTGATTCTTGTGGAGATGGAAACATAATGGGGGTACTATGTACATATACAGAGAGAAATATTGTTATACCAAAACACATTAAGCATCCGTCGTGTTCGGATCGTATGTGTTGCCTGGTTTAGACTCATGTGCTGGAATGAGAAACTTATCTCTGATCTCAAGACCCTTTACATAATCCGTTGTCATGAACGGATTCATACCCACCTGTGGAACCATCTGTCTCTCAGGACATGAGCCGCAGTTGGTCGGAGATCACTGGAAAGCCCTACTATCCTACAGCACGCAAAGAGTGATATGTAGGTAGAACATCTAATCTAGTAGATAATGGCACACACACGAACGCATCATAGGATCATAGGAAGGCAAAAAATCCAATAAGTCCAAAAATCCAATAAAAGGTTTAGAACGTCTCACAAGAAGAAATACAATTATTATGTAATTAAATCTAATCATATAATAATGTACACTCGCAGAAAGAGTAAAAGACCAAGGAAACATGGAAGAAAAACGCGTTCTAGAAGGCAAAAGGGAGGGGATAATGAAGAATATTATACTGAAGAGCTAGTGGAAGCTATAGAGGTAGGTGACATAGATAACGTTATAAGTACCTTGGAACAGGGTGCTGATGTGAACACAAGGACTCAAGATACTCCAATTCTCCTTAGAGCAGTTCTTCATGGAGATGTAGAAATAGTAAAAATACTATTAAAACACCCAGATATTGATGTGAATGCACAACAAGGTGACAATAGAGGTGCAACTGCACTTATAAAAGCATTAAGAAGTTTAAAATATAGTCAACGATATGAGAAAACTATAGAAATAATTAAATTATTACTGAAAGACAAACGAACTGATGTAAGTATAGATACAGTATTCTCAACGGCTTTTAATGCTGCGATGCACAATAAAGCACCTCAAGAAATTATTGATTTAATTAATGAAAGAATAGAGAGAAAAAAGAATATAGCGATGGCTAGATTAGTAACTGAAAAGGCAAAACTAGACACTGGAAAGGAAAACCCAGAAGATGAAAGAGATTCAGTTCCAGTAGCAAAAAGAGATGTTGCAACATTAATATCAAAGTTTTTTGGAGGGAAAAGAAAATCCAAGAAGTCAAAGAGAAAAATCCGAAAAACACGCAAAAAATAGATTACTATATCATTTTTTATAGGACAATATAGTAATGGCGACACGAACACACAGGAAATCAAGAAAGACCACTAAAAGATTTAGACGAACGCGTTCAAAAAGACAGAAAGGGAGGTAATAATGTGGATGCGAATGGCTCTACGGCTCTCATTAGGGCAAGAGGTCCATTGTATCATTTTAGGGTTAGACAGAGGCATCGTTACTCAAATGACTGGACTGGGCTAACTGATGATATACACTCCCATTTTACACATCAGATACAAACGTATTCGTTTGCTGAGGTAGGTGGTACACATAAGATAGATAACACATTCAAATGAGGTTGATATTCCATTCGTAGAGAGAAAAAGAAGAAGAGATATATTATACTACGTGCGTACGTACATACATATATTGCCATGAGTATCACAACTCATAGACACCGAAAGAGTAAGAGTCATTCGGGTTCTGGTAAGAACAGATCCAAACACACTAAGACACGTAAGAAGTCAAAGAAAATCAAGCACAAGCGTATTCGCGTACACGACCGCAAACTACTTCGTCAGATTTCAAACAGTGCTTCCGAATCCATACATAACTCAAATATATAGAGAGATCACGCATCCTGCGAGTACTCAATGCTACTAGTGGACGTCTGTGCGAACGGGTCGTCTTCTGACCCTGACCCTGACCCAGAATCCGAATCCGAATCATATTCCGTCTTATGAAGCACCATCTGTTTCGTAAGTCGGAAGGCGGTCTTCCCACGCGACCGCTTCTCTAAATTACATGCCAAACATGCAACAACTACATTGTCGTTGGAATGGCGTACGGAATTGTTTATGCGATCAAGCGTCCATTGCGCCGCATCGCGTACGACATCGTACAATACGAACACCTCCTTGCTACAGTAGTAGCACGTCTGTCCACACTCCACGAGTTTCTTTATCGCTTCGTCTCGCGTGATATGTGCAACAGATTCATCTAGTCTACCCTTTATCCTGTCCTGGGACAGATACCCATTGAGCTTCTGGTTAATGTTGCGCACGAATACGACACGTGCGCCTGCGTACTGTAGTGGGAAATCAATGGATTCAGTGTCGTCGCGAATATACTTCATCAGATCAACCTGAATACGATGTGTGTAAAACTGGGGATCCAGTTCAACTACCGTAGACAGAGATTCGGGACTTCTCTCTACCTCATGTATAATCTTCTTCATGTGGTACCTGTTGTGCTTACCCGATATAACGATCGTCTTGGTGTCCATGTAGTGTATGTAGGTGTATACATACTGTGCCCGACAAGAATATCGAAGTGTTCGCAGTGATATGCATATAGTTGTACAAGTCTAAATGACTTAGACTTAAAGCGGTATGGTAATACATATGGACACATCAGATAAGACACTAGATGAACATCATGTCATGAACGAACAAGGTGACAAATGCACCGACGACACGTCATCACATCAACAAGATAAGGAAGGTTCAGTAGAACCAGAACCACGAGAAGAAGAGTGCATCGAGCTAAAGCACTTGAAGTACAAATCCATGATGCAGGGCGGGGCGCGAAAAGATATTGGTGGGTCAGCAAAGGGGGATTCCATGAACACGCTGGACAAGTTTCTAGAGGAGACGACTGCGACAAACAAGACTGACCGATGGAACAAGCTGGATAAGACAACCAAACTACAGAAAATGACAGAGTTCGCCGACATGTATGCTCTGGAGAACGAGTACACAGAGGAGGAAAAGACGTCGCTCCTCCTATATTTACACGACTGTCTGGACAAGAAAAAACTAGCCAGAGTGAAGGACGTGGAATATGATAACGAAACGGACAGCCTTATCGCGATTCCAGGACTACAATACAACAAGGCCGCGAGGAAGCACACGATAAAGAACTTGGACGCCAAGCGCGCGTCGGTACTCAAGTCGCTTCCCCAACGCAAGACGGTGAAGATCAAACGGGACACGACTGCTGCTGCGACTGATAACAAGTAATAGCATGGAAAGATTTTACAAAAATAGAAACTGTTGTTGGTATTTTTGTATGGGACGAGAGTGATTACTGCATTTTCACATTCTTGCGGTCCAGAACGATACTACGACATACGATCCCGACGTTGCGGTCTTCCAGTTTGACGTCATCTACCTTCGTCACCTCCACTATCAGTTTGTGGTACTGATTGCGCCGCGAATCGGTACCTCGGAAATGGTCTGG